TAAAGCATCCATACGAGATTTGCTCCATCCTCAATTTTTTGCATTGATGGAAGCTGGTTTACCAAATCTCTTTCGCAAGCTACCCCAAGAGTTGTGATTGGCAAGGTTAAGAGAGGTTTACATAAACCTACTGCGTATTCACCTGAAACATATGAAGTCGAATGCTGAATAGTTTGAATTGATCTAATACCAGCATCACCAGACTGTAATGGCATAAATGGCCCGAACTTCCCTAAGCCTGTTCCTGAGTGAAGAATCAACCCATTGGACGCTGCTGTTTTTCCTACCGGAAGAGTCGTAGGAGTAGCACGTCCGGCCGTGCCTGCGCTATTCGTGTAACCAATACTTAAGTTTGGAGTCGCTGCACCTAGGGCCGTAGTGTTTGTATTCCACATAAACGCTTGAACGCCTGCACCGTTTGTATAACGAGGAAGCGTCACTGTGTTGTCTGTCGCTTGCGCTGTAATAGTGGTTACTGATGTTACTCGGTAAAATCCAAGTAAATCAACAAGCATTAAAATACATGGAGCAACCGTTGCTGCTGCCGTAAATGCAGAGGCGTTTAAAAGGTGTTTTGTAGCAGGAGAAACATTTCCTCCGTGAGGAATACCACCAGCGTTTGCTGTTGTTTCTGATGTTGCTTGAAATGCTAAGTTTGTACCAGAGTTATAGATTGATCCTGTTGCAGGATTTCCAGTCCCTTTAACAAGACAATGCCACTCTCCTGCGAGTGCGGCCGTTGTCGGTAAAAAGCTTTTATTCCAATCAAGCCTTGCGAATTGTCCATCATTCGTGACTTTAGAAATTAGGTTATCCATTGATGAAAAGCCCATTATATACCCCAAGATGTAGTTATTTCGCCATGTATTGCTGTTGCTGCAAGTGATCCCACTGGGCAACAAATTAGATTAATGTAAGCGTTGTCTTCAATTACTGGACAGTGAGAAAAGTCTTTTAAGTAATCGACTTCTGTTGGCGCATCGATACCAGTAATACTCATTTGCCCAAGTGGCTTAACGAGCACTAATGTCATTAGCCCCACATCACTTCCGGTCATGGTTAAGCTCTCAATACTTCTCACGCCTGAGTCTCCGCTTTGCAAAGGAATGAATGGCCCGGATGTTCCAACAGTAGAAAGAGATGTTGTGATTATCGTACCGTTTACGAATTGATTGTTTAAATTAACAGGCGTTGTAATGCGTCCACTTACGCCGTCTTGATTAGTGTAGGAGCAAACAAAAGATTGAGTTAGTCCTGTGGCGTGTCCAGCAACAACCACCGCCATAATTTGAACGCCCTTACCGTCGACATACCTTGGAAGTGTTGCCGTGTTAATCATTAACTGTTCTTCCCCGTCTAGCGACTCATCAATAAACGGGTAATACATTAGATAATCGAGAACTTTAATATTTAATGGAAGTGCGGTCGCTGCCGTTGCAAGCGCCATGACTTTTCTTAAAACTTTCTTAGCTGGTGAAACAGATTGTCCGTGATTCATTCCGCCATTAGTAGACCTGGTCATTACTACTGATTCGTATGGTGCCGAGGCGTAATAGAATGGAGCAGGATTGCCAGGAGATAAAGCAAGATCGAACCAGACACCAGAGCCAGTAACCTGAGTTGGAGATTTTCTCCATGTAGCATAGTGAGACTGACCTAGATCGACCTCACTCTCTACAAGATTTTTAATCGACTTAAACCCGGCCATTTAATCGCCTTAATCAAGAGTGAATACTAAATCACCTGCGCTGAATTGAGGCTGATTCCCTGTAACAATTGTTTGCGAAGCATTTAAAGCGCCCGATGCAATAATTGTACCTGCGCCACTTAATGTTGTTACAATTGAAATATGAGTCACTGTAGACGAGCCACCCGTTGAAATAGGAAACTGAGCAAGCGCAGCGTTTTCGACCGTTGCACCTGACACTGTAAAGCCTGATGCTCTACTTACTGCCACGCGAGCGTAAGATGTGTAAGTAGTCTCACTTGTAATAGCTGATCCTGCTTCACCTGGATCGGCCGTATGAAGGGCAAGCCACAGATCAGCGTTCGCGTTCCATGGAACATCTGTTCCCATAAATATATAGTTATTGATTGCTGTTTCCGCAGTATTTGAAAAACTCATAACATTACCGCCTTAAGTTTAGCTAATTTCTCTTCGTATTCTTTGATTAGTGCCTCTGCTTTGGCCTTGCAATTGTCGGCCTCTGCGAACTTGGCCACAGCGGCAACCTCTTTTGAGTTAATTATTACCATTTGCTCAGCTTTTAAATTTTCAAATATTTTCTCCAATGCTTCCAAGTCAGATTTTTGCGCCATTATCTCGCTAGAAAGTTTTTTCAATTCCCTTGCTTCAATTAATGCCCTTTCATCCATGCCTTGAACTTTAATTTCTAGCGCTAAAAGCTCAGATTCCTTTTCTGAAATCTGTTTTAATCTTGCCTCAATGGTAGAGAGTTTTTCGTCATGTATAGATTTAGCATCCGAAAACTCAACCGAAGCACTGTGAAGATCTTTAATTATTTTCTTAATTTTTGCAGGCTCACTTACAGTCTCAAGGATTGACAACACGTCAGCGAGTGAAGATGTTGGGTAAGGTAGATTTACGCTCATAAAGTTCATGCTTAGCCCTTATGTATTAGTTATGACTGCCACTTTGTCATTTCTTACAACCTTAAAAAATGTTGTAGAATTAGCTGGTAGCCTCCATGAGTTAGTGGTTGCCGTTGGATTTGTTCCAAATTCAACCGAACAAACTGCATCGGTTGTAATCATTACGAACTTTGTTGCGGAATTAAATGCGCTTGACTGCGCACTTGCTCCTCCAATCGCTACGTTTTGCGACACCAAGGGAGGCATTGGGGCCATCTGGTATGGTTGACCCATAGTAACCTCTAGTTTCTCAAGTTCGGCAATATATACCTTGGCCATACCATTTTCCTTTGTTTTATTAGTTAAATATTAAACCAAATAAACCAATATTAACCTCTGGCTTCGAGTGATCGAAGCTTCTTACTTTTAATGCTCTTTCTTTTTAGTTAATCCAATAGTCTGCCTAATCCTTAAATGCGCCATCTCTTTGCGCTCCTTGCGCGACCTTATAAAGTGTGTTTATTTTAAAAGCTCTTAGCTTAAAATTTCGACGTGAGGCCAATCAATAAACTTAAAATCTCTTCCAAGTCTTATCTTAATGCCTAACTCGTCCGCTTTTTGCTCAAAGGTTAAGCACATTAATTCAAATGATTTAATATCTCCCCATTCAATTGTAGCGGGGTTTTTATCTGGATCGGGCACGAAGTCCCCTGCAAGGCTTGGCGTTTTATTGTGTTTTGAATTGGGGTATTTAAGTTTTGAAAATCCGTTTTGAAATGCCTTGTCTTGATCTAGTTCGTTTCGATGACCACAAATGCACTGAATAGGAAATATCTCGTTTACAGCTTTAGCGAGGCGGATAATATCGGGATGACAGGTGCTAAGTTTTTTAAGGGCAGTTTTATTCATTTTTTGGTCTTCTTTTTAGGCTTCTCGCCTTTCTTTAAACCTCTCTCAAGTAGAGCTTTTTCAAGTGCTAATTCAGCTTTAGATTTAATCTTCATAGCTTTGGCCTCTTGCGCTTAGATAACCCAAATCCGTTATGGTAAAACCATTCAAGATCATGAAACTCTACTTTCTTGACTTCCCAACGATGACACCAGATAAATTTCTTAACACATTCACGCCACTGATAAGACGGGACTATCTTACCGTTCTTATCTCTTCGTAGTGGATAAAAAGCGTCTTCTCTTGAGAATGGTATTTCGGGAGCAATTAAGACCAATGAAGCTTCTTTATTTTCGACTAGCTTCTGCGATGACAAGCTTGGCGAGTGACTCGGCATCGAAGTGCAAGCGGTCAAGCATAAGATCAGACTGCTCATTATCAGGCTTAGATATTTCATCCATCCATTCCTTTTCAAGCTTTAGAAACTTTTTCAAGAAACGGTCCTTCCTCTCATCTTTAAAGATTTCCAAAGATAGCTTTAAAACTGAGAGGACTAGACCAAGCTCCATGTTAAGCTGCTTCGATTTGTTTAACTAAAGCGTGAACTTTTTGGATAAGAACAACCACTTCGGCAACGTCAAGGTCTTTACCTTCCTCGAATACTTCACCAACTGCTTTAAAGTCCTCGATAAATACAGGGATTTTAGGTAGTAATGCGATCAAGTGGGCAATATCGGCAACGTCAACTTTGCCATCTTCCTTAACTTTTTTGCCGACGATAACTAGCTCTTTAATTGAGGCTAGAAGTTTTTCAATTTTTTCAGTTCCTAACTTTTCCATATTCCCTCCTTGGGATTTATTTACTTTCCATTAGAATTCTTTCAATATTTCTTGTTCTAATTGTTATCTCTTCCACGTTCTTCCCGATCGCATCTACACGAACCTTAGTTGGTTCAACGGCTGTATTGGCACGATTAACTACATACCCGTCAAAGGCGTAGAAAATACCAACCACTGTAGTACATGGGACAACAACGTATTTAATGACCAATGCAAAGGTTTTCATTCCTGCGCCTCAATTAATTTCTGCACCAATGCCTTAAGCTGTGCAATAGTACTAACCTTTGAGAAGTCCGTTTCTTTAAGTTCATTCTTTTTGGTTTCTTTCTCTAGCACCTTTACTTTCTCTACATCTTCTTTTGCTTTAATCGCTGCCTCATACGCTGCTTTTTTCGTTGGTGAATTAACTAGCTTCTTACCATTAAGAACTTGCTCATACCCTTCAAGCTTGGCGCAATAAGCCTCATAACCTGAAAGAATTAAATTCTCAGCGTAGAAAAAGAGTTCATCTTCTTTACATAAATTAGTTCTAAGCAATTCGCATGACTCTTTAGCTTCACAAGCTGTTTCGTTTTTCCTGGGTGAATAGATGGGTTTGCCGTTTTCATAGTTGTCTATAAACTCGGCATACTCCCATTTTTCAATATGTGAAAATTCTAGGCATTGCTCATCTTTTTTATCTTCACAAGTATAAAGCCCTGCTACTCCATTTGGAGCAGCGTCGATATATCTTTGCGCCTCTGATAGTGGCACTCGGTTAGCGAAAGAGTTTAATGGAATTAAAGAGAGTAATAATAAAACTAAATATTTCATATTTTCCTTTATGGTGTTCCGATGCACACAACAGAGGCGCCCGCAGTATTAGCTGCCGTTACCCCTTGGCCCCATATTGTATCCGCATAAGCTGATGTGCTGCTTGATTGAACATGAATCCCTGCGTTGTACCCTGCATTGTTGCCTGTACCGAGGCAAAAATACTTCGTCCCATCCAATCCATTTATACGATAATTACCCGTTGCGTTCCACGTGACTGACGTAATCTTATTCCCTGACTGTTGGCAAATTGTACAACTTCCGGTTGAGCAAGCGGATGTACATGACCCGCCCGACCCAAAGTAAACCGACTGAAGGTCGCTTCCACTACTCCCACGAGTTGTCGGAATTTCTTTAAAACTCCCTTGAATCGTGCGAGATGCTGTGAAGTCTGCACCTGTTTTTTTACAAAATAAGTTAAATGCAGAAGTAGATTTTGAACTTAGATAATTTACGGTCCTAACAGCTACTGACGAGGATGAGATTGTGGCGTTATCCACGCTTACATTTCTTTCCGTTAATGATGCAGAGGTGGCATCTGGTGTTGTCCAGCAATTTGGAGCGACTGAAAATATTCCTGAGTTGAATGTGAAAGTATAAAGAGAAGTATCAGTAACGGACGCACTCCCGTTAATCCAATCTATCTCTTCGCCACTTACTACCCCTGCGCTTGAAACCTTCGCACTAAACGTATCCACACACTCAGCACCGCATGAAGATGAAAACATGTTTACTGAATTGGCGAGTTGAGCGACTGGGACTGAGGCGAAGAATGAAATCGTGTCCCCAGAGCTAATGTCTGAAGAACTTGCTACTAATTTAGACGTTCCGCCCCTCACGCTAGTTTGAACCCCGAATGTTAAGTAGCCTACAGACGGTTCTATTAGTGGTTGAACAGAAAAGAATGCTGCGTTTGCCGTACTTCTTTGTCCCTGTCCAACAATTTGAACACTAGGGATAGTCCCTATTGGTGAAGATGTATACCCAGACGGTAGCGTTATTCTAGGTTCGACAGCGGTCGTAGTCCCCGAAGTAAACTTTCCTCGTATCTCAATATTACTCCCAACTTGTCTCCATTGGAATTCTGTACTCGTAGCAGTTCCGAAGCCTGTAAATGTAGGAGTGTAAGACGCCCATGCGCTTATTGCACCACTTGAAGATGTTAGGCTATTTTGCTCTACTCTCACATTGTCAACATAAGTATCACCCGTGCCACTTGCACCTGAAACGCTGATACCATTCGATGTAGCACCTAAAATTATTGGAAGGGCGATTGTATTAAGCCCACCACTTCGCATTGGCCCGTCTACGGTTTTACAACCAGTGGTTAAAGTAGTTCCTGCGCTTCTAGGACAAATTGTTATGTCAGCATTGTGGGTTGACCAAATATCTACCAGTAAAACACCCTGCGCTCCTGCGCTCCATCCGGCCGCATACAAGGTAGAATCTTGAGTGAGTGTGAGGGTTTGTGAGGAGGCGGTAAATTTAAGGGATTTAGCACCGCTCGAGATATAGGTCGTTGACGTGTTTGCCGAAGCTGTAGCCGTTCCGCCTACTGTCCAACCAGTTGAATAGGTCGAGTGTTCAAAGCCGCAGTTTTCTAAAATGTTATTAGAGCTTCCGCAGTTATCAATCAGGACGGTAGCACTCCCTAGATCAGTAATTTGATTATTAGGTACTTTTATGACTACAGGGTATTTATTGGTTTGGTTTTGCCCACTAATCCCCATTGGTGGTGCCGTTAAAGCATGATGAGAAAATAAGAACGCAATCAGTATTAAAATATTTTTCATATTACGCTACCTCTACGATTTCGACTGACTGTGCTGCGGTGTCTGAAATAAGGTAGTATTCACTTGCGTCTAATGAGAATTCAAGTCTATCTGGCCCTATGATTTCTAATCCGTTTGCAGTTGTTACGCCTGAAGCTCCAAGATAAATTTTCCCAGAGTTAGACGTGCTTGGTTTAATGAGTAATTTTTTTCTTGTTGCATTTGGCGCCGAACCCGAGACGGTGGCCCTAACTACCGACGTCCCCACTGTTACTTTTGCAGAAGTTACAGTGCCGGAAACCGTTTGAGGCGTTGAGCTTGTAGGAAGTGCTGTTTGGTCTGATGCTAAAGTTACGGCAAGCGAATTTGCCATTGTTTTCTGGCCAAGAGATACAGGAATCAATGCGATTAAAGAAGTTATTCTTTGAGCAATTCTTTGAAGTCTTCCATTTAATCCACTTGAGGCTGTATCCGAAGCAGGAGCAGTTTCTGCGGCCGCGCCAATTAGAACTGCTTCAGCGTCTTGTTTGGTACTTGTTGCAAAGTCTACAGCGTTTAAGGCGTCTTGCTTTGCCTCGGTGGCAAAACTATCCGGCATCTCGTAAACTACTTGTAAAACATCTGAGGCATTCATGGCCGAAGTATCAAGGAAAAGCGTAACAATCGAACCAGTAACGTCAGTGTATTTAACTGTTTCGCTGCCAGTGGAATAAATTACTACACCGGCAGTCTGGTTAATAATGGCAATAAGTCGCTTTTTATCAAAAGAACTTATTCCAGAAAGGTCAACCGTACCAACGCCGCTTATCCCTGGAGTGAAAGTATAGGAAGGTGTGATAAATGCTTTCATATAGTGACCCTATCCAAAGATTAAAGCGTTAATAATTGAGTTTTGATTAGCTGTGGCCTCTGCATCGGCAGCGGCAATAGCACTTGCAGCGGCTGCAACGGCGCTCGCGGCGGAAGCGTTTGCACTCGCTAATGCGGCAGCGGCCTCGGCTTCAGCGTCACTAAGTGCTTCCATTACTCTCGAGTCAGGAATAGCGATATTGAAAAAATTAACCGTAATCGGATTCTCTTCCGTTATGGTTATTTCAATAACGGTTTCTTGCTCCGTAATGGTTAAATTAATTGACTCACTCACGCTTTTGTTACCTCAGGGTAAAGCTTTAAGCGTCCCTCAAGAACTCTGGTAACGTACCCGTCAGCGTCAACCATTTCTATGTCGTAAATGTAATTGGTTTCTTTATTGATTGAGACAGCACTTGAGTCAACGGCAGTTAAAATCATGTCTACGATTCCAGTATCACTAACCTGATCGCGCAAGGTAAATCCGAATGAAAAAACCGGGTCTTGCTCTTGATACGATAGTTTAACTTGGCCTCGAAATTCGTAGCCAGTCAGATCCATTAAAACGGCAGAGTTATCTTTAAATTCAAGGGCGCGGCGATAATCGGCACCTTGGTAAACTGTTAAGTTTTGTCTCGCTACCATGCTTGACCCCTATGATTTAAGTTATTTTTTCTTATTTTTCTTCTCAAGTCTTGGTTCGCTTTGTTCGACCGAAGAAGAGTCAGGCATCAATACTTCTGGCTTTACTTCTTTTAAAATTGTTATGGATTTCCCGAATTGCTTCTCAAAAAGAACATGGGAAAGCTCACCGTTAGGGAATTCAATAATGCCTGATTCTTTATGTAGTAAAACCTCTTGTTTGATACCAGTTGCGCTAGTAATGATGATTTTCATTTTATTTAGCTCCTTGAGTGCCTAGAGATTGAAATTTAGGGTCTTGTGAAAATTGCTGAAGTAGTGCTTGAAATTCCTGTGGTGAGCGTTTTGCGGCTTCAATTAGTGGCTCACCATATTTAGCAAGATTGGCCGGTTGCTGAAGTGCCTTGCCAAGTTTTTCCGCTCCTCTTGCGGCTAAGGCGGTTGAATGCCTTCCGTATTTGCCAGCGACTTTTCCGCCGACATAACCAAGTATCCCGTTCTTGATTCTCTCTTCTGTGGTGTCACCTGAAAGTGCGCCTACCGTTGCTCCTGCACTTCCGCCCATTCTGTCGCCTAATGAGAAAAAGCGGTTAGCATTGTCTCTAGCGACTTTATCCACCCCGAATCTTTCAACCGTGGCAAGTTGGCCATATTCTTTGTTGGCCTGTTTTAATTCTTTGATTAGTTCTTTATTCTTAGTGATTTTTCCCACGACTCTGACTCTATTTTGAATAAATTTAGTCATCTCATCTCGGGCCGTGTGCATTTGTTTTTGAAGAATTGGGAGTTCGCCCATGCGTTTACCGTAGTTGATCCTATCATCAAGACTGTTTCTTGCTTCTAGTATGTCTGCTATATCGGCATCATCACCAATCTTTTCAATATCGGTAAGTATTTCATCCATCTTGCCTTTAACTTCAGTATTCCCGAGAACATTCTTTTGATACTGGTCGAGTCTTCCGCGGATTCTTTCGGACATTTTTTTTCCATCTAGCTTAGTTATCTCTAATAGGCCTTTTTGTTTTTCTGTAAGTGGCTGTCCCATGTCGTCTTTATAGTCATTAATGAATGTTTTAACTTGCCCATAGATTTGTCTTATTTTAGATCCAGTCTCTTGTTTGGCAGTGCTAGTTTTAGCAACAATGTCCTCAATTGAGTCACCAGTATTAACAATATTTTTGGTTAAAAGAGTTTCACCTATTTCCGTTGCGGCCTTATCTCCTCGCGCCTGTCTGAAATCTTTCAGCATCGCCCCTGCCGCTTTAAAAGCTTTAATTTTAGAAAGGTCTTCTAAATATTTAGGAGCATTTTTAACAGAAGCCCCAATCTTGCCCACGACTTCTCCAGAGCCTTGACCGACGACACCGAAAGCTCCGCCCTTGGCAGCGCCCGCGCCTCTTTCTGTTAATTGTAAAGGAGCGACTACGCCTTGGTTGTCACCTGGATTAAAAACGGCACCCATAGCAGCGCCCATTTTAGTAGCATCTTTTAAACGTGCAATTCCTGAACCGCCTTGACCGACGAGCTTTAAGGCCTGAGCACCCTTGGCAATTGGTGACATAGTTGTGACTACGCCCGCCACTTTTCCGGCTAGAGCATAGTTTGGATCTCTGGCATCCTGTATTTGCATTCGATTGATATTTTGATCGCGTAAATCAACGTAAGATTCTCGAGGTACTTGAAAGCCTTGCGCTTGCAGTTGTGCATCTAATTCGGAATTTGGATTGCCGAAAAGTTTTTCTACCCCTGCTTGAATTTGCGGCAAATAACCGAAAGCGATTTCATTACCGGCACTTTCCAGAAAGGCTTGACCCTTTTGTTCTAGTCCTGACTCTGGTAATGCTTGGAATTTGCTCAAATAAGCGTCAGGGTTAAACTCGGCAACATTCCCGCGCTCTTTTGGGAGATCGCTAAGTGACTGCCCTGGCGCTCTTTCTGGTTGTGTTTTTTTTGCCAAATATGCGTCAGGATCAAATCCCATCATTTTGCTCCATGAATTTTCAATATTGCTTGTGCTCTTGGGTCTTGTGCATTCTGTTTGGCCCACTGAATTGCGGCCTCGTCTTCACTTGGTGCTAATTGCTGTGGTTGGGCCAGTTCGGTAAATGATTTCCCTTGCTGTATGCCAGTAGAGGTTTGCTCATTTCTTTTAACTCGACCGCCAAGCATTTCAGAAAAGTTTCCAATTTGCTTTCTGAAGCCTCCAAGGTCACGACCAACAAAAGCACCTGGTTGAGTAATGTTACCCATATGATATTCAAGGTAAGAACCGACGCGCTTGGCCTCTTCAGCACCTACAGCATCGGCACCATCTGGCGAATTAAGTGTTTTGTATAACCCTTGACCGATCTTTACTTTTTCATCGTCAGGGGTATTAGGGTCGTCGAATTTTGTGATTGCTTCATCAATTGAGTTTTTAACATTTAGGAGCTTAATATTATCTTCGGCTATTTTTTTAACGCCTGAATTAGTAAGTGCCCTCTTCTCCTCGTCTTGCTTTCTTTCAACTGCCCGTTCTTCTGATTTTACCTTAGCACCCTCTTGCACTCCAAAGCGATTATAATAAGCCTCTTCGCTGGCCTTATGTTTTGCTAATTGCTGCCTATAATCGTCTCTTTCCTCAAGTGGCTTTTTAAGCTGTTCAATACCGTAAGCTTTTTGCTGCCTATCCATTTGGGCATTTTCTTTTTGTATTCCAAGTAATTCATTTTCTCTTCCTATTTTTTCTTGCGCTCTTTTGGCATCCACCGCCCTTCGGCGGTTTTCTTCAATACCCTCAAGGCCTTGAACCGCCACATTTAGGCCCTGGTTAAATCTATTTTGTCGATCTCTGTCTATTTCATATTGAGTAATGTAGGCCATAGTTTCCCCTTAAGAGTTTGCGTAAGCTTGTCCAAGACCCATGCCCACTTTAGCGCCTTCAGGGCCAAAATAAGCACCCGCCGCACCACCAATTAGCGCTGCCATCCCGCCTTGCCTTGATTTAGTTGTTTGCATTTGTACAGGCCCTTGAGATGCTTTGATATTCCACAGACTATTACCCGCATCTATCTGACCTTGACCATTTTGTATTTGCATATCTCTTATCCGTGAAACTCCACTTGCATTATTTATTGCCAGCGTATCCATTAAGCTTTTTCTTTGTCCCATTTCAGCGCCTAGACCAATTGATGAACTACCTAGACCCCGTTGAGCGATTAGGCCTTGCGTGCGTCTTGTGGCATCGCTGGCGGCTGCTCTTGCGAGTTTATTCTCTATCCCGATCTGAGTATTAACAACTTGAGATGGGTCTTCATTGTAAGCACTGTTTAGCCTGTTAGCTCCTGCGGTCAGGTAGCCAATTCCGGATTTGCCAGCGGCGTTTATATCCCCCGCTAGAGGGTCGGCCTTTTGTTTAACAACCTTACCTTTGAGAAAATTATCTAATCCCATGCGTTCCCCTTTAGTGTTTAATGATAAAATGTACGTTGGCGTTTTCTGGCCTTGTTTCGGTGCCCGTGCCAGATGTCGTAGTTGTAACCGTAGGCGACCCTGATGATGTTACACCGTTACCAGGAGTCCCAGCGTTGGAAGCGGCAAATGAATTTGCTACCCCTCCAAAATTGTTACTGGCGACAAAAGTATGTGCGTGTGATGGGTACTGATTACCCTGAACGGAACCTACATTGTCCGCAGTATTGCCTCCACTATTCATAGCAGTTCTCGAGGCCCTGTCTGGGTCTCTCCCTGCCCCTCCGTCAACACCTCTTAAAAAGCGCCCTCTAAGGTCTGGAAGGTGAAAAGTGGTTGAGCCATTGCCTGACCCAAAAGAGGTTCCAATTACTGCATAAAGGTCGGCGTAAGTAGTTCTTGAGACCGCTGTTCCATCACAGAGTAAATAGCCGGTTGGAGCAGTCGTTCCACCGAACGCAAGAATTGAGCCAACGGGAGTAAACTTTGCTAAAACTGCGTCCGCGATTTTTTCGGCAGTAATCGCATCGTCCGCGATCTTATCGGTTACAATTGATTCATCTACTAAACAGTCGCCTGCGAGGTTATTTACCTTTGTATAGACCGTATTTAAGTCAAGATTGTACTTTGTCGAAGTAAGCACCTGGTTAGAAGTGTTATTGGTTCTTGAGATTGGCGACAAGCAAGCCGCATAAGCGTTACTTGTCATAAATAAGAGCAGTAGAAAGTTTTTCATATTTAATCCCTAGTTTTGATTTCCGTTACGGTTAAATGAAATCTGAGCACTAACTAGCGCGATACTTGCGCCAATCTTGTTTTGGTAAAAGCCAATCAAGAGCGTTTCACCATTTAGGTTAATATCGGCGCGACTCTTCTCAATTGAGCGACCTGACTCAACTAGAGCATCCTCGTCTAAAACACTTATATCTAAAGCGAATCCGCTATCATTCGCTGGGAAGGTTATAGGCTGCGCCAGAGCTTCATCCGACGAGTAGTTAACAAATGCTCGCATAGTTAAGTCTCTTGAGCCGTCCACGCGCTTTAATGTTATATCTCTCCAGGAAAAGCTTGAATCCATATCCTCGCCTTCAAGCCATGGCAAAAGAGCAAAGGAGTTAACGGCATAAGCATCACCCAAGGAGTCATCGTCGGATGCTTTTTCTTCACGGATTGAATGGGTGTAAACTGCGCCATTGGCATCACCCATAAAAACCACTTCCGCACCATCGGAATTTTCTCCGGTACAGGCAGCGGTTGAGGCGGTATTAAACTCATAAGGCTTAAATCCGCCCGTCTTAAACTCGAAGACGTAAGTTTTAGTAAAGTCGGTTGATCCGCCTTCCGGTACCCATGTCATGTATTGATCTAGCGTTGAATAATAGGCCGAAAAAGCATTTACTGCCTGAGACTTATTAATCTCATAGGTCATGCCCGGCAACTGAAAGATATCATCAATGTCGCCGTTCCCAAGCGTAACAGGATTATTGTTGTCACCTGTAATAAGCCGCCCATTAGAAATAACTCGCCATCCGTTATCACTTAAAAAGTAAACGTCGCCGTTTTTAACCTGGATAGTCTCATGTGAGACGCATCCGATTTGATGCGAGATTGGTATGGCCCTTTCTTCGCCTGATATTCCTGAAAAGATTTCAATCGATCTCTCTTTAAAAATAACCAAGTAAGGATCAAGAACCGAATTGTTATATAACCCCGTCGCAAGACCAGTGACCTGACCGTTGCCTTTAGCATAATGAACTAGCCGATCAGGCCCGGTGCCATCATTAAAGGCGTCGGGTAAATCTTGCTCGGAAAAATAAACATCATTTCGATAATTATCATTTCCGGCATAAACTAAGCGCCCGTTAAATTCAGTTAAGAACTTACCGCCGCCTGATAATGGTTTAGCGCTAGAGATGGGCCTTGTTTCAGTAGATGAGGGATCCTCGCTAATAGTGTAATTAGTATTCCCTAAAGCAAGCTCAGCGACAAATGCCGGATCGTCCGGGCTTGCCATGTCTTCTAAGTAAATACGGACTTTATCAATAGTGGCATTATCGGCGGTAGTCGGAATATCATCCACTAAAATACCATCGGTGGTCGTGGTGACTTCGGACGAATAAGATGAATTAGATTCAAATCCCGTAGTGGATGAGTAAAAAGTTAGGTGGACGCGATAAGTCCCATTAGTCAGCGTTCCGGTTGTAATTGCTACCGTATGTCCAACGGGAGGGTCTTGCCCTAGTTGAGTAAAGTCGGCGCCATCCCATTGGAAAAGCCCATCGTCCTCGATTGAAATAATATGGCGACTAGAAGAACCTCTTGACCATGAAATACCACGATGTTTGGTTCCGGCGCTTAATCCAGTCTTAATCGCTGTATGCGCTCCCGATGTAGCAATCGAATAAAGCGAAGTTCCAACTTTGGCCAGAACGTATCGAACACCAGATGAGGTTTTAAAAAAAGATAAGCTCAATACAGGCCCGGAAAGTAGTGTTGAATTATATAAAGATCGACCGAAGCGAGTTTCTAATCTTCCTTGGTTTGAATAAACATTTAAAGCATCCTTAAAGCGATCGCGATTCTCACCGATTCGGTAAGAAACCCCAAAATCAAAACTCCTATATAGCTTGGCGTTTTTCTGCTTTAAAGGCATTTAATTAACCTCAAATCCGCTATAGTTTCCATAAACGTCTCTAACCGAATACTCCACGTTCGCAACTCTTCCGCCTCGATTAATGGCATCGTATAAAGCGTTTTGGTAATCAGCTTTTTTCATTTCTTGTCTGTCACGGTCACGGTATTCAAAACCCATGGCTATCACTCCAGCTTTTAACACTGGTTTTAAATAGGCCGGAATATCAGGCTGTGAATCTTCTGAGTAATACAAGCGAAACGGTGTGCGGTAGTAGTAAAACGAAACTTCCATTTCTTCACCAGGGACAGGATAAGTAGCAATACTATTTTGCGCCATTGGTGTGAAATATTCAGGGGTGCCAGATGACCACTGGCCCTGTGCTAACTTTCTTAACTGCTCAATGTCTCTGTAGTCTAAATACTTAGCGCGGTTATCTTCAAAAAATGGTGAACCCTTTAGGCGGCGAATAGCAGCGTAATCAGGTGCCTCAACGGTTGAATCAACGTCAGTGTCTACAGTATAGGAAGTGGTAAAGTTATCTTCAATGGTTGAATGAAAATAAAACTCTCCATCATCTTTTTTTAAATAAATATTTCTTTTAGTAACTAATGACTCATCCGAGGTCGGGATATTGTCTAGGTAAATGGATTTAAGCGAAGCAGTTGTAACGACTTCGCTTGTTACTTCTCCGGCCAGGCTTTCTACTCCTGAATCTTGTGAAAAGGTAAAAAGTACCGAATAGATAGACCCGGCGGAAAGTTCGCCAGCGTCATCTAGCTCAATATCAGAAGCACCTGGAGGGTCAACCTCTAAGAGATGCTCCTCTATATCCTGTGCAAGGAATTTTTTACCCTTAACTAGATGAAAGGCCCAATCGTGCTTAGTGGAAATATCAATAATAGTATCATTGACCCATCCAAGAACACGCGTTTTAAAAGCGGTTGACGTATCGCCAAGAAGCGCCGAAAACTCGTCAACCAAACTCTCACCATTCCATGAGCGAGACATGCCAACCGCCTTTTAAATTAAATTCCGTAAACGATTAACTGGCCAACATCGCTGGCGGTTACGCCAGAAATATTAACGCTTCCTAGCTCGGCGGCGTTATCCGCAGCATTACGATCATTCTTCACAAGCCCTTGAGCTTCTGAAACATTGTTAGTAAATGCCGTGAAAAGGATTTGATTAAATCCAGTTTTAACTAGTCCAGTTGTCACAGATGCAAAGTCACAATCAAAGATTTTCACTTGCATCGTACCGACAACATCAAACTTTTTTACTGTGCTTGAAAATGCCATAAGATTTATTCCTTTTTAATTATTCTAAGTTAAAGAAGAGAGGGTTTAACCCCTCCCTTCGGTTGGTCAAAGAACTAATTAAGCAGCAACTTGAATATCGCTTAGCTTGCCTTGGCGGCGGCGCTGAGAACATCCAAGATTACCCATCCAGAAAATCTTAGTAAGCATTGAGTCAGTTGTTTCAAGAGAAGAGTGGTGTTCTTTTCTCATGTTGTTGTCTTTGTGAATGAAAAGATGAACATACTGCTCATTAAGAGCGTAGATCGTCTTAGCTGCAGCATGAGAGTCAACAACCAAAGGAATGCCGTTAATCATAAGTGACTTGAAGCCAAGTTTACCCATGTCTTCAGATTCGATTCTTTGGAAAGCTGTGAAAAGATTGTAAGCTTCATCGAATACGTTTTGACGACAAGCTAAAAGCGTTGGAGCTTCTTTACCATCAGAAACCGCACCGATTAAAGTTTGGACAAGTGGAAGAGATAAAGCGCGATCAACCGCACCGTTAGATTTAACTACTGCGGCCCATGTTGCCATGTCGGCCACTGCAATTCCACCATAAGTAGAAGAAGTGCTAACCATAGCATCGAAACCAGTGATAACTTTAGAAGATGAGCCAGTACCGTCAGAGAAAAGTCCTACGGAAAGGTTTTCAGCAAAGTTAGATTCGCCAATTTTAATTTTAGATGCGATCAGGTCAAGCTTAGAAGCATCGCCAGAGCATTTAGCAAGATCAAGACGAGATACGCGAATTGGCTCATAATACTGCTTCCAGTTATAAACCGCTGCACTCATGTTGTCTGTGCGATCAATTGTTAAAGCGTCAAGGTCTGAATAAGCACCGCCTGCTCCAGTAGCAGAACTAATAACCGGAACCTGGATAGCTAGGCCGCCAGAAACTTTTTTCGCTTTATCAGAAAAGCGCTTAAGCACTGGTGTACTAGCATAAATGTTATCAGTTAGAGTTTTGTCGATTGTGTTTTGAGAAATTGCTGTTAATTGAGCATACGTTAAGGCCATAAAAATTCCCTCCATGGGATTGTTAAAATAAAGTTAAAATTCTGTCCTAACTCTTTCCTGTGAGCTGCTTAGCAAAGTACCTAACCGCATCAAAAGTATTAGATGGCACCGCTGCTTTAGTTGGAGCATTTGAACTTTTTACCGCACCGGCAGTAGCAACTGCAGGACGCGCTTGTACTTTCTTTTGAACCGCTTCAACTTTAGCTTTCGAGGCCGCTGCTTTAGTTAAGTTCGCGCCGTACATGGCATAAAAAGCATTCTCCAAAGAGAGCTTAGGATTATCCGCCCAGGCATCTTCAACTTTTAACCAATCAACTTTTATTCCCGCTATTTCTGCTTCTTTTCCAAGCGTACTTTTCACTTGGTTCATTTCTGAATCAAGTTTTGTGCGAGTAACTTCATCGCTGGCCTTGTTAAGAAAAGAGTCGAGCTTCTCATTTAAAGCTTTGTTCTGTTCTTTAAGTTCGTTAATGACCGGGTTGTTAAATTGCTTTTGATGGGCCTGAAACTTTTCTTTAATGACTTCAAATAAATCTGGGTCATTTTGTGCAGTCTCGGTGAGAAAAGAATCTAATTCGTCATGAGCTTGGACTTTCTCATGATACTGAGCGCGAAATTCCTTTTCCACTTGAACTTTCTCTTCCGTGAAAGCTTTTCTTTCAAGCTCTAAAGTTTCCTTTGCGGCCTGAATCTCTTGAAATTCTTTGGCGGTTAATTTCGGTTCCTCCTTAATGGGAGCTTCCATTTCGGGCGCCTCAATGGGTGCCTCTGTTTCTTCGCCTTCAAGAGTTGGTTCATCTGATTCGCCATCATCTAACGCTTCAGTATTAACTGCTTCCTCGTTGACTTCGCCAATCGCTTCCGTGCTTTCGGTTTCTGTCTCAAAATCTGACCCCTCATCCAGAGTTGCCACGTCAATACCTAGTTCGCTCGCTGCCGAGTAAACGCTGTTAAGATCAGACATTCAGTTAAACTCCCTGTATTGGTGCTGTCGGTGCTTCTTGAGGCATCGGAGCGCCGTTTATTAATGCTTTTAATTGTTCGTTTTCTGCTTGCAGTTGTTGAAGTGCCAACATAGTTTCGTCGGCCTCATTTAGTGCTTCAAGAATTCTGGCCTTATTAGGCACGTCAATAGTCTGGAAATAAACTTGTGGCTTAATCCATCCCTTATCAACATAGGCCTCCATGACTCTGGCCTGTGCTTCTTTATCACTGCCAGCAAGGGAACTTTGAGTAACTCTTACGTCATACTCAAGATCGCGTACTTGCTCTGGATCAAACTTAACTAGCTTCACTTCGCCCGTGGTGTTATCTGTCACACGCATAAGGCGCTCAGAAGTCCAGTATTTAGCGTTTCTGGCGGCAACGAGCTTGCCTAGTCTAGGTATTGAGTAAAATACTAGAGAGCTTGATTTAAGCCTAATGCGCCCATTGGTTTGTTGCTGTAGCCGCTCAATAGCAGCGGCGGCAGTAATGCCTCCAGGTTGACGCCCTTGAGAGGCCTCATTTAGTCCTGTGATAATTTGCATGAATTGTTGGTCTGATTGTTTTCTAATTGAAAGCTGTGGAGAAGTTTGTCCAGGTTCTAAGCGTCTAAACTGTGAACCCTTGTTAATGACATAAACCTTGCCGCGCTTATTAGTAATCGAGCCTGGCTCAACGCCACAATCATTCTCCATAACCCAACCAGGATTACTGGTTAAATGAAGTGACTCGTATTCAGCGTTATCCATTTCGTTAAATGATTTCTGTGATGGTAAAATGTTTTTAACTTCACCTGTGGCCCAAATGGATTTTTCATCTTTGTAGCAATAGTAGGGAACTAGCGGTACCAACCCATCATTTACCGGTGGATTACCGTCATAGACAATTACGCTTCCAATCTTTATTACAAGTCTTAGAAAGTTTTCGTATTTCGGTCTTTCACCTTTAGGATTGATCGCTTCATACTGTTTATGAATGCGATTGTGATCTTGAATCATCTCAATAATAAGTCCCAATTCTGGATCTTCTTTAAGGGATTCAATGTCATTCTCGGTCACTAGCGCAGGGTTAAGACCAAGAGCTTCGGCGGTGATGGCCACTAATTGAGCTTCATGCGCCTCATAGTGCTGTGGATGATCTTCAAAGCGTCCAATGTCAGGATTAATGCCTTGAAAGAATTGCTCAGTTTCTTTTTCAATTTCTTTTAGTGTTTCTTCTTCTGGCACAGCTTGCATGGTGAAATCTTTAAGCCATGCCTCTTCTATTTCGCACATACCGTCGAGCTTGTACTTATCTTCGCCGTTTTCGGTGCCCTTAACGTAGTTATGGCGCGTCTCAGATAGTCCCTTGGAATCTTGTCCCATTGAACCATTAGCGTTTGATGTTGCCTTAATTTGATCTTTAAACTTAGGAAATTTTCTTTTGGCCTCTTCGACTCTGACTGGAAACTTAATTCCAACAAAGCTCGCCTCATCTAGTTCGGTTGCCGCTGGGTCTAAGTAAATATGCTCCCATGGGATATTTTTAATAGTAGTGATACCCTGGCCGTTTTCGGCATCTGGGTCATAGTCAACATAATGGAAGCCGGTGCCAGTTTTGAGCGCCGATCTTAGGGCCATAACAAGCTTTAAAAAGAATGCTTGCTGCTCATAAGTAAAGTGGACCGAAGCCTCTAGCATCTTAGATGACTCTTCATGCTCTGCTTTACGGGAAAGAATATCGGTCGAAGGCAAGGCATCGGTTAAGACAGCTACTTCTTGTTCAACCAAAGGAAAAACTAAGTTCTTAAATGAGCGGTTTTTATCTTTCCAGTGCTTACCAGAGTAAAAGTCCTCACACTCGCGCCACTCTTCTTCAAAGGTTTCACGATAGCTAAGCGCCTCTTTAAAGTGCTTATTAACTAGCTCAATGGTTTTAAGGTCAATATTTTGGGAGTCATTGTCTTTTTTAATTTCCAAATGCCCATCCTAATTAAGCGCTGAATAGTTCCTAAATTGTGAATCATAAGTAGGGCGAACTCTACGCCTCCTTCGGCAGGTAGAAGTTGATAAGGAATGAGCACGGGTGTTTTAAGTAGGATTAAAAGCATGAAAACATACTTATATAAATTCTCGGATGGTTCCGAGATTCACCGCGAACCGACTCGGGCAACCATGGATGAAATAGAAACCATTTGTTCCGAGCAAGGGATTAAATTAATCTTTAACGGTTTTCGTGACCAACTTGACTCGATCCAGTTACTTCGGGCCAACTCGCATAAGACTAAAACTGATGGCTTTCAACCTGGATTTCATCCGGCGCTTGGCATGGAAATCCGCACCAATGGGCAATATCAGCAAGTATTAAAAGAACGGGGTATGGTTGAAATCGGTAACGAAAAGCGCACAGAGGTAAAACGTAAATCCAATGTGGCCGAAACTTTAGTACAAGAAGCTCAAAAGGCCGGTGCTGATCTTGGAGGAGTAGCAATTGATAAACTACTAGGGAAAACATGAGGACTAATCATGCTGGTATCACTGAAAAAGCCGAGTTCAAAATCGATCAAGACAAGTTTAACGAGGGATGGGAAAGGGTGTTTGGAAAAAAGAAATGCACTTGCAAGGTTGACGTTACCGAGTATGGCGAGGGCATATTTTATACGTGTGATTATTGCGAAGAGAGGGTTTTAAATGAGTGACTTGCACTTAATAGTCCTATTTTCATTGTATCAATGATGCTGATTATCTTGCTTGAAAACGGTAATAAATAATGGACGGACTAGCTAAATACGATTGGCGCGAGTTAAGAAAGAAAACACTGCAAGAAATTGCCGCTCATCGTGGACAAAAGATTTCTAAGCGGCGCACCACTAAGCAAACTAGAAAGATTCATTTACAAAAAAGCGGTCACTCTGTATGTGACATGGGGTGGAAGGGCCTAATTGATCTAACTTTAGATGAAAACGAAGTGACTTGTTATTACTGCCAGAAAGTCTTAGGACAAATGCACGTTATTGATTAATCAAAATAAGATTCAACCTCACCCTTCATGACCTTGTCCTCATCTAGTGAAGGATCATAGGCCGGACGAAACACCATTGCCAGAAACTCAGTTTCATAGGCGCCAGCTTTCACCCCAAACCATTTACGATAAAGCCTTATTAAGTATTTCAAAATGTAGTTTCCTCGTTTTCATCTTGTGAATACTTTAACATTTCATTTAGTGATTTGAAACGGGTCTTGTTAGTCGTTTCAAATGCTCCATTCGTTCCGGGTGTTACCGCTTGCGACAAGGCTATCAAAGCAATCCCTAAGCAGGCAACCCGGTCCTTCCCATTGATTAACACGTTTCCGTTATGTTGAACCACACAAGTTAGCATTTCTTTTAAGGTCTCTTCACACTTAATGGCCAGTGAACCATCTCGAAAGCATTCTTTGAACTGATCGAGCATTTCCATTTTAGACTTGGCCGTATTAAGCCATCCGATGCGATCTCTTAACTCTTTACCCGGTTCTTCCTTGGCCTCTCTTCTATATAAAGCGTGGTACTTGCGCCGCTTGATTGAATTCTCAACCGCATGCCCATGGTTATTTGACTCCCATGATAAAATGGCCTGATTGAAGTATTTGGCCACCTCAACCAAAAGACCGCCAAACAGGTCAGGATCGACTTTCCCGGCAAAGGCAGCATATTGTTCATAGTCCTTGCCAAGTACACTCAGGGCCGAATTATCCCCATCCTCAAGTCCTTCCGCCGGATCTCCTGCGACCGAATAGGCCATATCTTTATGTGGTTGTTTGAAAATCTTAACCTGATAGCAATGCTCACCGCCCTGCATATCCTCAACCACAAAGGTCTTTAACTCATACTCGACTTGCGCGGCGGTTTTTATAGCGGTAGCGATAAGCTTCTGGTTAAAGAATGGTCTACCTGATGCTAGGAATGCCTCTAGTGGGTAAGACGGGTACTCCTGCTCCATAAATTCTTTTTGTGATTCTTTCTTTAGTGCATACCAGTTCTTTTGATTTTGACTTAATTCAATTGATTGATCTTGCTTAATATAGGCAAAGTAATCCAGAAGCTCTTTAGTGAATTCAACCTCTGCCTCCAGGGCATACTCTGGATTATTCCACCATGGATAGAAAAAGAATTTAAACTCCAGGCTTGCCAGCGCCTTATTAGACTTACCCATTGCATTCTGGCAAATCTCATAGAATTTTCCATTAGCACCCTCGGCGGTTGACTCAATATCAATATGCCCGTTCATTGGCACGGCCTCAAATGCACCTGAAATAATCTCTTTAGCTTTCTCGGGATATTTGGCCGAAATTTTACCAAGCTCTGAAATATGCAAGCGTGAAAGTGTTCCCCCTCGAAACGACGTATCAACACTAAAGACCGATCCGTTTGGAAAGCGATACTCCCCCACTTTGTCTGTCGTAGGTATACGATGCTTTTTTAACCAATCAGGTAAATACTCAAATGCTAGCTTGGCCTTCTCGAATATCTTGGCAGCATTATCCAGGTCATCGGCAATAATTCCGGCCTCAAAGTATTCATTGAATAAGCAATCATCTAAAGCGTCGATAACCGCCAACGTGGTAAAACCAAGCTGCCTGGCCTTAAGGTTCACGTTTCGATTATGCCGATTCTGAATATAATGGGTTTGCTCTGGGTTAAGCTTAAACGGGATAACCGCCGCGCTCTTATCCCGAATGTAGTACAGGTGATTTAGCCGATAAAGCTTATTAGTAAAAACCTTTTCAAAATCTAAGTCACGGCTATTTATTTCTAAAGGCATTCACAAGCTCAGTGATTGGATCAACGCCATCATTCCCGTCCGAATCAATCGGCCTGCGCTTTCCATAAAGGTAAGGCATTAGGTCTCTAGCAGCATCCATGCGCTTGTCGAGGTCAATATCAAACTCACTAACTTTCAGTGATTCAAAATCACCGATAGCAATCATCATTAAAATTTTGGCAGGATTACAACCAAGCTCATTTGCCATGTCGATAATCTCTTGATTCTTTTTATTAAGCGATCCTGCTTTTCTTCCTGCGTTTTCGGGTCTTGGTTTGCCTGGTTCAAATGCCATAAATCATGTTACTCTGTGTTATTTTAACGTGATTACTCTTTAAAGTCTTGTCGATCCCATCCAGGAATTTCTTTTTCTTGAACTTTACCTTCGCCTCTATTGTATCTTAAATAAGTTTTTCTTTTTTTTGATTCTTCCTCTAGTTCTCCGGGTAACATTTTCTGAGTTGTATTAACCGTGCCTTTCCGGTTCTGAGGTATTTTACCCTTGCCACCCAATTCTTCCCACATTCCCATTTTTATCCCTTTGCTTTACATCTGTAATAAACAGGCGCCTGGTAAGAACCTTCATGATACCTAATCACGTTAAAGCCAGATGGTGCGTATTCCCAACTTTCGCCTAGTTCTTTTTGAGGAGACCAAAACTCGGCATCGTCTCCACATGCTTCATAGACTATATGGCCAGCAATTTCGTAATCAGGCGCATGTGCTCTAGCGACTTCATAACCTAGTCTTGTCCATTTTAGTTTATCGACCTGAGCAGTATTTTCCATCTCGCTCTTCGGCGCACCAAAGCTAGTTACTGGCATTAACAATAAAATAAACAAAAGTGTTTTCATGCTATGATTATACCACTAATTCATCCCTATCCTGAATCCGCGCACTTGGTAGGACTTAACTCTTTTTTAGTGCCAATTTTTAGAGGTCACTCACTTCTTTAACCTTTATAACTAGCTTCTTTTCATTGCTAATTTTCTGATCGGTATTGATTTGCCTAATGTATTTCCATGAGTCGTTTGCGATAATTTTTGAAAGTACAAGTGAATCAATAAACGGCTTAAATGAACTAATTAGGTTGTCGTAATCTAGCGCCCTTGCTCCATGCCTAGTGATTGAGATCTTAAACTTCTCAAGCGGCATTTCTGGTTTCTTACCTCGGCACAATAACTCCATGTCTTGTTTAATTTTTTTAAATAGCGCATGATGAGCGAAGCGATTACTTCCCTTGGTTCGGTTAGCATCTGTCGCTGCGGTTGGAATTTCAATTTCAAGTATGTACATAAAGGAAGCGTATAGCCTCCCCTGTGCATAACTCTATTGCTACTTCGGATAAATGAAACTAGTTAGAGGCCGGAAGCCTTTCCATTAGTGCTTCACATTCCCTTTCTGCATCTGTTTGAAGTTGACGGCTTTTGTTAATTGCCTTATCTCGCTCGTTACTAAAATACCAGTATGCCGCAATTCCTGGTAGTACATAGGCCAAATACCCCGCACCCGTTACCATGTCTTTAGTCCTAACCCATTCATTATATTCATAGACCGGGCCTATCGATCTTTCTATCTCTATGGCCTTACACTTATCTACTATTGTTTTAGGAACTTCACACATTACGGATTCACCATGATGGTTAGTGTGTCCGAAATTATAATTATAAGAGGAGCTATTAGTGCTTGCTACACCTGACAGTATCATGCCTTTCCTGGCGCAATCTTGCTTATATGAACGAGTGGCGAATCCAGCGCATGAGGTAATTAGTAATAAGCATAGGAATTTCATAGCTATCCTTTGTTGGTTAGCTGTCCTTTCGGCACTTCTTTAATTTTTCAGACTTAATTTTTCTTAAGTATCTCTCTAATGCCCATAATTGCATTTTAGAACAAGTAAAAACTTCACGCCATAAAAGTATGTGCAAATTTATGTTGCCTTAAATTACATATACGACTAATATCGTCACATGAAAGATTCAGTAAATATTAAGCTTCTAAATAAATGGTGTGCCTCTCAACCAATGAGAAATCCACGGGCAAAATTGGCGATCGAGACTGGATTATCCCTGTCTCTTATAGAAAAGTTATTTTGCGGAAGGGTTCCCAGTAAGGTTAACCAAATCAGGATAAGCGAGCTTCTCGGTGTTGAGCCAGAAGAGTTATTCCCTGAAAAAGAATCGGCTTAGTTTTTAGCTATAACCATGAGAGCGAATTAGGTGCGGTCATTTGACCGCCACGCTATTGCTTTAACTAAATTTAATAAAGCGGAGTTTAGATTGTCAGCTTCGAAGACCGCTATACCAAACCTCGCAACTGTCACTTTAGGAGTTTTATGAAAGATCGAACTATCACGCTGGCCACACTGGATGAGCTTATTAGCGAGAAAGAAGACCTTTATCGCGAATGGTTTTCCAGAGGAATTATTGACGAGAAAGAATTTAAAGATAGGTCAGAAGCAATGAACTCACTCAAGGGTCTTGCATTGTTTCATGCTAAAAAAACACTAAAAGACGGTTCGCTACAGGAGGCAAAATGAGTAATATTATCTTATCAAAAGACGCGCAAATTTCAACGTGGGACTTTGCTGTAAAATTATCTAAGTCAAAAATGGTCCCGGCCATATTTCACGGAAAACCAGAGGACATATTTGTATCTGTTCTTTACGGTAATGAGCTTGGCCTTGCTCCGATCATGTCACTTAATTCTATTTGCGTAATTCAAGGTCAAGTAACCCTTAAGGTTCAAACCATGAATGCTATAGTAAGAAGCAAGCACCCAGATGCGGTTATTGAAATCGTTCAAGACGAAAATAATCTATCAGTAACGGTTAAGGCCAAGAGGAATAAAGAAGACGCTGGATATACTTCATTCTGGGATATGAATAAAGCTAAGTTAATGGGCCTTGCATCTAAAAACAACTGGCAAGTTCAACCGATGAATATGCTCAAAGCAAGAGCATTGTCGGATGCCTTAAGAACCGTCTTTCCAGATTCTTTACTAGGTCTTTACTCCCAGGAAGAAATGGAAGATTTACCGCCAATTAGAAACGATATCGAAAAAGACATTGATAAAGACTTCCCTATCCCTCCTGAAGAGAAAACTGTCGGGGATCTATACAGAGTTCAAAACGGAAAGCTTCGAGGGAAGCAGCTTAAAGATTTAAGCGTTGATGAAATTTCCGAATACCGAGAAGAGTTAATCAAGCGCACCACTCCGAAAAAAGAATGGGAGCTAGAATTGATTAGTGTTTTTTCTCAATACCTAAACTCACTAGAGCCAGTAGTTGTTTAAGAAAATAAAAAGCCCTCGCAAGAGGCTGGCTACAGCGTAAAGCCACGCACTGGACTAACAAGATAGAGCCAGAAAAACGCTCGGCCGCCCCAATCGAGCCGTATAAGAGTTGTGGGAGTTTTTTTGTGGCTAGGTGTTTTTTTGTAGAGTTAAAAAACCGATCCGGCACATTACCCAGCTTGAAGGGAAGTGTAACTCATTTACGAATGTGCGCTAATGAGTGGGTTTGATGGCCAGATTTCTTGAAAGAAAAGCGGCCACCATCTAAAGATGGTTTTAATAATTACGAGGGATAAATGGCATCAGGTAAAAAGAACTATTTCAGGTATTCTTTTTTTGCTTCAGAAGACGCAAAAATTCAGCAAGTAATTGAAGAGATGGGTGAGGCTTTAGAAAGAATAGGCATGAAATGGGGAGATCAGTGGTTATGAAAATAAGATTCAAATTCCATGCCCGTAAAAATTGCCCTGAATGCGAAGGCGATGGCTTTATCGTCACTGGCACTAGGGCGGGATTTAACCCCTGGACGTTCGAGATAACCGACGAAGACGATGGCCATTACTGCTCTCTTTGTCTTGAAAAGTCCCAGAAAGATTACGAGTACGCGCAAGAGCAGAAATTTCAAGAAATGAGAGATGAAAGATAGCTAAAAGCTTTTAAGGAGAATGAAATGGCGTCAGGGAAGAAGAATTATTTTAGGCACTCGTTTTTTGCGAGAAATGACCTTAAACTAAAGATGCTTAGGGGTCGAGTTGGCGTTGGTTTTTACTTCTATTATTTCTCACTTTTAGAGCAATGTGGCGAAGCGTCATCGGATGAATTAAAAGAAGAATACACCTTTCATGATTCAACAATTCGTAATTTGTGGTGCATTAATTTGAAAAAGAGCGAACGAGTAGCGATCGAAATGATGTCTGTCGGTCTGCTGGAATTTAAAAAAGCTCAAAATACTTTTCAGTTCACAATACCTAACCTCGCAAAATACTTAGGCAAGTACGATTCCAAATCTATCTCAAATAACCCTAATAAAAGAAAAGAAAAAGAAATAAAAGAAAATAAAATAATAATAAGCGATGAGAAAAAATCTTCGCCACTAAGTTTTTTATTCAGCAAGAATCCAGAAATTCAAAAATGGTTAAACGATGGCATCCATGAAACTCACATGATGCTACTTAAGAAATATTCACATCACGAACTTGCTGACCTGATTGAACAGGCCTACTCATGGGCCTTACCAAGAAATATCCGGGCCGAGACATGGTTATACACTTTCACATCAAACAAAAACACGAACGCATATGGCGCAAATCAAGGCCAGGTGAAGTTTAAATCAAAAACTAATGGCGTAGTACCGACCCCTGAAAATCCTACAGGAAACCCATATAAAGCACAACGCCTTGCAATAGAAAACAAGGGAGAATCAGCATGAGTGATTTATTGAAAATTAAAGAAGCGATTTATGAAGTTGGATTGCTTTTCAATCAGCAACCAAGCGACGAAAAAATTACGGCATATGCAAAGGCCCTAGTTAATTACACGCCGAAACAAATAGTTTTTGCATTTAACCAAGTTATTCTTTCGGGTTCGGCATTCTTCCCTTCACTTGCCGAAATACTTAAACACCTTCGCCCATCGGTTGAGGCCGTCGTTGATCGCGCCCCACAAGTCGCTAATGAGATTTTGAAAGCGTTAAGAACTTATGGCCCACATGATGAAGCGAACATGCTTTTAAGTGTTTCAGACGATGCAAAACTGACTCTTCAAGCAATTGGCTACACTGGCGATATTAGAAACTCAGAAAATTACGAAACGACTAAGGCGCAAATTGAAAGACTTGCCCGTGGAGTTTTAGCGTCGAAAGATGCGAATACTAAAAACGAAAGGCTTCAAAAGATCGGCATCGATACCAAAAATGTTTTGTCGATGAATCGACCAGGAATGAAGGCTATAGATTTTTCTAACTTCACAACGGAACCAGCATGATAACCCCAAATGAATACATTGCTTATAGTCACAGCATTCAACAGGCCCTTAATGAAATGCACGAATTATTCTGGGTAAATGAAGATGCAGCCATGGAAAAAGTTTCCGAGATATTAAAAAGAAATATTATGGAAAGGTTTGAGGAAAAACGTGCCAATGAAATCCTAGGATTAAAGCATGAAGATTAATCGTAAGTATCATCATTATGAAAAATGGGAAGACTTTCAATCCGGCATGTATGCGAACGTTGAAACAAAAAATAAAAGTGAAGCTTTCAAGAAGTGCCTTGAGTTTATTAAGTCAGATGCCTTTTTTAATGCAATGGAGAGGGTGATTTATGAATGGCCTTTTTCATGTGAGCAAAACCTGACAAATATAAACTCGAACCGTGTGGCATGGATTGGCCAGGCCGCTTGCACTATAGCGCTTGCAATCCCTGAAGATATTACCAGACAAGCATGGGGAAACCTGGAAAAGTCAAAGAAGCGAAAAGCAAACCGAAAAGCAGAGTTAGTGATTTCAAAATGGGAGAAAATGTATGCAGGACAAAGTTGGCAAATACGTTTCAAGCTGGATGCTTAAGGGTTACGAAAATGGAATACCCGACGAGGCCGACCCAAGACTTGAAGGCATGGGACTTGCACCTTCATATAGACAAATTTGCCGGGCCATTATCAAAAACGATGCGGCCCTTACCTCGCTTGGTTTTAGTCGGCCTAAATGCGAAACTTATTCATTCTTAAAAAAAATTGAGATTGAAGCAAGGGAGAAAAAATGAATGTTTTTGAAGCATCCGAAGAACGGATAGGAAAGATTTTTAATGAATTTGATAATGTCTATGTTTCATTTAGTGGAGGCAAAGATTCCGGAGTATTGCTTAATCTCTGTATTGACTACATAAGAAAAAATCTTCCAGGTCGCAAGCTTGGAGTTTTTCATATTGATTACGAAGCTCAATATCAAATGACTACGGACTACGTTGATCTGGAATTTTCAAAAAATAAAGACATTATTGAACCATATAGGATTTGCCTCCCTGTCGCTGCCAAGTGTGCAACGTCAATGTACTCTGACCACTGGATCCCATGGGACAAAAAGGCCAGTGACCTTTGGGTTAGAGAGTTACCCAAAGAATCAATCAATGAAGATAACCATGAGTTCGGCTGGTTCGTTAAAGGCATATGGGACTATGACCTTCAAGTGAAGTTCTCTGAATGGATACATGAAAAGAAAAAAGCAAAACGAACCGCTTGCCTTGTTGGAATTAGAACCGATGAATCACTTAATAGGTGGCGCGCAATTCATAGTGATAAAAACAAAAATAAATTTAAAGAACTATCATGGACACTTAAGCTTGAAAAAAACATCTATAATGCCTACCCGATATATGACTGGAAGGTAGAAGATGTGTGGATAGCAAACGCAAAACTGGAATGGGACTACAATAAACTATATGACCTTTTTCATAAGGCCGGTGTGCCAATTGGTAAACAGAGGGTCGCAAGTCCTTTCCATGATTCTGGAATAGAAAATCTAAAATTGTATAAAGTTATAGACCCTAAAAATTGGGGTAAAATGATAGGCCGTACAAATGGAGTTAATTTCGCTGGCCTCTACGGAGGCACCACTGCAATGGGGTGGAAAAATATTAAACTACCAAAGGGTCATACATGGAAAAGTTATATGGAGTTTTTACTCTCTACTCTTCCAAAGGAGACCGCCGATGGCTACCGAAAAAAGCTTGCGATTAGCCAGGAATTTTGGCGCAAAACTGGCGGATGCCTCTCGAAAGATACGATAAAAAAACTTAAAGACCACAAGATTAAATTCTCTAAGGGTAAAGGAACCAAACGTCACACTAACAAGATACCCATAACAATGGAATACCTGGACGATATAGACATCGATGAGTTTCAGTTAATACCGACCTATAAAAGAATGTGTGTTTGTATTATGAAGAATGACCATCTTTGCAAGTACATGGGGTTCTCACTCAATAAGACAGAGACCGAGTTAAGGGAAAGGGCCGAAAAAGACTTTAAGAATACTTTTAAAGAGATTAAGAAAAAATATAAGGAGATCAAAGAATGAAAACATTTATGAGTCCCGTTTATCATGTTGTTGGAGTTCCAGTAGATAAAATCAGGGCCAACACCTACAACCCAAACAGCGTAGCGCCTCCTGAAATGGAATTACTTGAAGTATCCATATGGGAGGACGGCTACACGATGCCAGTGGTTTGCTATTACATAGAAGAAGAAGACGTTTACGAAATAGTAGATGGGTATCATAGATATACGACACTAAAAACAAGTAAAAGAATTTTTGAGCGAGAAAGAGGCATGTTGCCAGTCGTGGTTATTCAAAAAGACCCATCTAATCGAATGGCCTCAACGGTAAGACATAACAGAGCAAGGGGTTCTCACTCAATAGACTTGATGTCTAATATTGTTTCCGAATTAACTAAGGCAGGAATGAGTGACGCCTGGATTCTTAAACACGTAGGAATGGACAAGGATGAACTCTTAAGGCTTAAGCAAATTACAGGAATAGCAGGGTTGTTTAAAGATAAAGAATTTAGCGAAGCATGGGACGAGACATGATTAATATTAACGAATACCCATTAACATATTTCTCAAGAATATCCGGCAAAGAGTTTAAGGGAAAAACTTTAATTCAAGGCGAACTTATCGCAGTCGTGGATTTAGAAACTGGGATTGTGGAAAAACTCAGTCTTTACAAATTAAAGAAAAGATACAGGAGCGATTCAAGTAATAAGAAACGCGGACAAAGAAGTAGAAACGCCAGAGCTAAATTTTACTATGGACCTGAGTATGAAGAGTATTTAGAGAGCGAAATTAAGTACGACGACAAGACATTAAATTTCAAAATTTCATAGAGATTATTTGTAAGATTTATTCGTCTTGCCGAAGTCAAAACCTCCGACTGTATTAAAGGAATACAGAGAGGCTTTATGGAAGAAAATTTGTTAATGCCGATTGATATGCCTGAGACGAATGAGAAGAAAAAGAAACCAAGAATTAATATTTTGCAAGATATTTTTCTGGAGCTTTTAGAAGAAAGAAAAGTCACCTTGTCTCAAGTGCAAAAAGCGACTGAGATTAAATGGGGAACTTTAATGGGCTGGCACGATGGTTCGGTAAGATCACAGATGGCGGATAAAAACCTTTTGAGGCTTGCGCAGTTTTTTAATGTTTCACTAGAGTACTTATGTTTTGGAATTGGTGACGACTCTGAGGCGTATGAGAAATTTGAAGAAGAAAGTAGGCAGTGAAGATTTTAAATACTAGGTGCCCACTAACAACAATTAACAGGTTGTGAGCGAAAAAATAATAAGGAGTTTTACATGTCGAAAGAAATTGAAGTGATTAGCATTAATGGAGTTGATTATGTCAAAAAAGACGCGATCAAGTCTTTTCCCCAGAAAGATGGTTTAAAGTACGCCATCGTAAGAACTTATTCGGCAGGAGTTTTTGCCGGATATATCGAATCGCAAAATGGTCAAGAGGTTATAATGATTAATGCTAGAAGATTATGGCAATGGGCCGGTGCTGCCTCTCTTTCTCAGTTTGCAATGGAAGGAACTTCAGCACCAAAAAGCTGTAAGTTTCCATGTGAGGTGGATCGCGTAAAACTTATGCAGGCAATAGAGATTCTGGATGCTACACAAAAATGTAAAGAATCTATTGATGGTGTCCCTGTATGGAAAGCGTAGTTAATATTGGCCATGGCTCTGGCGATGGCTCTGGCTATGGCTATGGCTCTGGCTCTGGCGATGGCTCTGGCGATGGCTCTGGCGATGGCTCTGGCTCTGGCTATGGCTATGGCCATGGCTCTGGCTATGGCGATGGCTCTGGCTATGGCTCTGGCCATGGCTAATATTTAAAAGAGATAAGATAAGGCGGCCTAATTTTTTAGTTTTAGTTTTCCTATCGGGGTAAAGGTCGCCGCCCTGAATATCAAAGAGGGTTTATGAAGTTTACACTAATTTACTTATGGCTACTTTCGATACTTGGATCGATCTTTCTTGGTCATGAAATTTCGCTCATGTTTCCAGCTAAGAAAGAGCAAGGATACGATTTTAAGAACACATTGCATGCGTTTAGAGAATGAAAAAAGGAAAGTTAAATGGAATCAGCTTATTTACTGGATATGCAGGAATTGACCTTGCCCTTACCGATTACGTTAGACCCTTGCTCTATTGCGAAATCGAAAGATACGCTCAGGGAATTTTGCTTTCAAGAATGGCGGACAATGCAATCGATTTCGCTCCAATCTGGGGTGACGTTAGAACTTTGGACGGAAACCAATTTAAAGGCCTGGTTGACATTATTTACGGGGGATTTCCCTGCCAGGACATTAGCGTTGCAGGAAAGGGCGCAGGACTGGAAGGAAAGCGAAGCGGTCTTTTTTTCGAAATCATCCGAATTTGCAAAGAATCATCCCCTCAATTTATTTTCCTTGAAAACGTGCCCGCAATTAGAACCAGAGGAGCTCTCGAAGTGCAAGAAGCTCTGGCCTCAATCGGGTATGATTGTCGATGGACTACTTTATCCGCTTCCGAAGTTGGCGCAAATCACAAAAGAGAAAGATGGTTTTGTCTTGCTACCAACACCAATAACGGTAGACAACGGAAGTCGATTCAACAAGTCGGCGAGCTCAGGAGCAAAGAATCGGCCCACATTGGGAGCAATGGCAAAGTTCGAATTATGGCCAACTCCGACAGTTTGCGGAAACTACCAGAACAAGAATGGAATGAAAGGACTTGCTACGAAAGTGAAGGAGTCGGATACGACTCCTTGTGCGAGAGACTGGAAGGACAACAACTCTCCATCAGAACACAGAAGAAACACACCGAAATTAGCGACTCACGCTGGTGGCAAACTGAACCCGACGTGGGTCGAGTGGCTAATGGGGTTGAATTCAGAGTGGACAGAATTAAGGCCTTGGGTAACGGAGTGGTTCCTTTGCAAGTCAAAACGGCGTTTGAAAAACTAATAGGAATTTCGGAATGAATAACGAACTAATCACCACTACCCTTCGCATGGAGGGAGATAGATTTAAGCTATTGCGAAAATTGGACAAGTGCCATTCGATTTACGTCTATCCTCAAATCAAAAAAGAGATCGAGGAACTAAGTGTGAAAATCGAGCAGTATCACAACATCATTGAGGCGTTTAGAAATAGACCAGGGACGAGGAAGAAATGTTGAAAAATAGTTTTCACACTGAATTGGCAATAGGGATTTTAATTAGCGACGAGGAGACACTTGATGCGAAACTCGACCTACTCACCGAAATATCTCTCACGGCAACAAACAAAGAAACCTTTGCAATCTGTGAAAAATTCCGTGAGCGTCTTTGTAGTAAAGAAATTCAGGAAAGCAGGAAATACGATTTACATTGTGAATCTCAAGGGATTAATAATGGAAGTCTTGGGAAAAAAGTCAGTGATGCGATTAATGGAGATTCATAAATGAAATTTAAAAACAACGTAATTAATAAAGACATAGCATTTGCCGTGATGGTCGCAGAAACATTGTTTCAACCAGAGTCATTGATGATGCAAGAACTCAGGGAGAAGAATGATTTCGCTTTCAATAGTGGTAGCGGTATCGAGGTTTATAACAAGATTTTAAACTGCAAAACGGTAGCACCGATTTTTACCTATCGCTCAAAACTCCCCTGGTCAAAGGCGATGGGTTACTCGGATGGAAAAGCGATTCATTTGAATCTAAGAAAGCTTAATGGGTTAAATATTCCTGAATTGGTCGGACTGCTTTGTCATGAATATTTACACCTCGTGGGATTTGGCCACGGAAACAATTTTAAGACAAAAGAGAAGTGTGAATTTAGCGTTAATTATTTTGCGAGTTCAAATATCGGGAAGTGGATTTAATTAAAAGGAAAATATGAAAACAATAGTAATTAAGACACAAGAAGAATTAGATTTATTACCATTAAAATTTGATGAATACACGGTAATTGAAATTAGATCAACTTCTAACATTTGTGTGAAACAAGCTAGGGAAAATTCCAGGGTTGAAGCTAGGGGAAATTCCAGGGTTGAAGCTTGGGGAAATTCCAGGGTTATAGCTAGGGAGAATTCCAGGGTTATAGCTAGGGAAAATTCCAGTGTTGAAGCTTGGGGAAATTCCAGGGTTGAAGCTAGGGGAAATTCCAGGGTTATAGCTTGGGAAAATTCCAGGGTTAAAGCTTTCTTGTGCGCTACTGTCTTTGTATTTTCAATCTATGTGACAGTTAAAAAACTTTTGGATAATTCTCATCTTGTTTACAAAAAAGCCGACTGTAAAAGACCGGAGCAAGTAGATTCATCGGCAAAGATCACTAAGTTTAAAGACTTAATCACACCCACTTTTGAGCAATGGTTAGAGCGTGGTTACGTTGTTGCTGATGGCATAACTCAAAAGCTTGTCTCGAAAAAAACAATTGGCGAAGTCACAATCTTTGAAACCACTGACTTTTTTGAAAAAGAAAAAGCGTATGCTGCCAAGCTTGGTAATAAGTTTGCTCACGGTAAGACAATCGAAGAGGCAAAAAATGATCTTCGGTACAAACTTTCCGACAGAGATACCTTGGAATATAAATCATGGGACATTGTAGATCAAAAACCAATTGATGAAATGATCGAAGCCTATATGGCCATAACTGGAGCTTGTTCGTTTGGGACTAGGCAGTTTTGCGAGTCACACGTTTTAAAGTCTGAATACTCTCCAAAGGATATTATTGAGTTAACAAAAAATAAATACGGCAACGAAGCCTTTACGGCTTTTTGGAATTAACCGCTAACCATTGGGAGATGTATGAGTTTTACTAAAGAATTTGAAACCTATTGGTATAAACCACTCTATGATTCATGTAATTACAGCGGGGAGTGTGCCAGATCAAGGCCTTTTTAGATATAAAGACCTTGGCAAGCAAAGCGCATGGTTGGCATGGGAATATCAAGATGTGCGAACTAAAGATCTTGAGGCAAAGCTTGAGATAGCGAAAAATGCGCTTGAGCTTATCATTACTGAAAATGATGAAGCACTTAAGAAACTTAAAGAAATGAGAGGGTGAGGATGAGTGAGTATATTGCAGGGATAATTACTGTCGTGATCGCAGGTTCTGTTATTTTCATGGCAATAACGATAAATACTTCGGCTTACAGAAATGCCATAGCAAAGAATAGCCCTATTGTTATTAATAATGAGGTTTATAGATGTGAAAAAGAGGCTGTAAAATGAACAACGAACTTAAAGAAATTGCAAAAAAGTCATGGAAAGAGAACAAAGACGATGAATATGATTTTGAACTAGATGGAGATTATTACATAGACGGTTTCCTTGCCGGACATAATCACGCTAACAAAAAGATTAATGAGCTTGAAAAAGAGCTAAGTAATCGAGTTCGAATATGTGGCGGACGGGATAAGTGAGGCGGTAAACGTGCCAGAGAATTTCTCGCAAAGCTGGAAAATAACAAGTGATTAAATGATACGAAAGGCCTTATATGTATCAATTAAACGGTAATTAACATGGAGGAATGAATGAATAGTCACCTAACTCTAGCTATTATTATTAACAGACAGTTATATATTAATGGTATCTCATGAGTGAACAAATAGAAGTAAGTGAGATGTGGCACAAGTTACCAATCATGCCATGCAGTAAATGTATGACTAATTGTGAAAAGCTATGGTCATCAGTTAAGCTTAAAGAGTGGTTATGTGAAAAGTGTTTTGAAGCTAAGTTAAAGGAGTATACAGATGGGAACGACCAGCAAAGCAATAGAAGATAAACGTAGAAAGTGTAATAGTTCTATGGTTGAATATCACACGAAAAATCCATGGATAGACGACTTTGAGAGTGAATGTCCAGCGTGTGAGCCAGGTGAAGCTGTAAGTAGGTTACGTTCACGAGAGAGACGTGCTGCTAGAGAGAATAATGAGCTTGAAAAAGAGCTAAGTAATCGAGTTCGAATATGTGGCGAACTAACAAGACTAAATACTGAGTTTGCCGCTGAACGAGATGAGTTAAGAATGAATCTCTCACATCAAGCATAACTAGTGGACGCCACAAATAACGAAGAGTTACTTCGGATTCATATGAATCGCATTGGTTACAATAAGCTTAAAGAACTTGAACGTGAACTCGCTCAGCAACGCTTCAATAATGAGCATATGGATGAGTTCTTTCAATAAAGGCGCACAAAAGTCGCACAAAAATTCCGCCTACCTGTTCATCATTCTTCCAATATTTACCATGAATAAAACAGAGTGATATTCTGAGTCAGATGGCGTAAATATTGACTCAGAATTTGGCGGGAAGTATGAACCCGTGAAATACGTCTTTGCAAAGTATCCTAGAGCAAACATTTTTAATCTTTGGTTATGGTAATGGCCGTCCTGTTTCCATTTGCGTCTACCGTGGCAATAATTCTGTCCACAGTATCATTAACATCTCTAATTGATATACCGGAAGATCCGGCCCCTGAAAGCTTTCCAGATAATGCTGACAAAATAACCCGAAGACTCTCTCTCATTGAGTAGCCAGTCTCAATATCCTGGTTATCTAGTAACTCCTCAGCTAATCCCTGTGGTGATAATTCAACCGGGCCGCCAATGTCGGCGGATAAATTTACTTGGTTTGTGATACTGTTAGAGATTGATCCACTTGCAGAAAGTGAGGCGATCATCCCTACAATGATATTTAGCTGTGCATCAGTATATATTCCGCCCGCAGATAGATTTGCCTGTAAAAGCAAAATGATTGCCATATTAGCATCAGTAAAGCTTCCGCCAGCATCCAGGTTCGCTTGAAGTGCCACAATCAATGCAAGAACAGCGTTTGACTCGACAAGCGAAGCGGATAGGGCCGCCTCGACATTGATACCAAGAGCAGACAGGGCTTTCGTCTCTGATAATGTTGCCGATAATTGCTTGTGACTCGCTAATCCGCCAGAAACTTGCGCCATCGCCCATGTATAAGGGTGAACGTATCCGCTAGGGATTGCTGTAAATTTTGCTGTAGCAAAAAATCTATTTCTAAGTGATCCAGACTTTGAGAAACTAGCTCGGTTAACCACGTTAGAAATCCCAGACATAAAAGTGCCAGGCGATTTATGGAGAACCGAATAGTTCCCAAGTATTCCCATTATGCCCAACCAATATCAAGATGTCCGTAGATGGATGAGTTGACTGGAGTGGCCGCGCCCGAATAAAGCATCCATACGAGATTTGCTCCATCCTCAATTTTTTGCATTGATGGAAGCTGGTTTACTAAATCTCTTTCGCAAGCTACCCCAAGAGTTGTGATTGGCAAGGTTAAGAGAGGTTTACATAAACCTACTGCGTATTCACCTGAAACATATGAAGTCGAATGCTGAATAGTTTGAATTGATCTAATAC